AATGGCGGCGTAGACCTCGCGGAGGTAATGGACCGTAACGTGGGCAAGAGCGGCAGCCGTATTATCGAGACCAGTAATGCGTGGGAGCCCGGCAAGGAATCCGTAGCCGAGAATACATTTGATGCCTGGGTTTCGCAGGAGGAAGGCCGTCTAAAAGGCAAGGGAAAAATTCTTTACGACTCGCGGATGGCGCCACCCGATATCGACTTTGACGATGTCGGCTCGATTACGGAAGCCGTTCGCTTCGCTTACGGTGATGCTTACTGGGTGCCTGTTGACGATATCGTTGATAGCCGTATCCTTTCCCCAAAGACGCCACTCGACGTTAGCAAGCGCTTTTACCTGAACTGGCCTGAGAGCCCGGAAGATGCCTGGACCACGCAGCAGAAATGGGCGAGGCTATCCGATCCAGAATTCAGGATCAATGACGGTGACGATATCACGCTGGGATTCGACGGAAGCCGCGTAGAGGATGCTACGGCTCTAATCGGCTGCCACGTTGAGACCGGTTTTACATTTACGCTAGGAATCTGGGAGCCTCGCGGAACACGCTACATTCCACGCGATGAAGTCCATGCCGCCATTCGCGAGGCAAAGGAACGGTGGCATATCGCCGCATTCTTTGCGGACGTAAAAGAATGGGAAGATGCTACCAAGATAACCTGGCGCGAGCTATTCACGGATGACTATGAGCTTGATGTCTGGGCCGTTCCCGGAGGCCGTGACCCGCAGCCAGTCGCCTGGGATATGCGCTCCCATGTAGGCGAATTCACCCAGGCATGCGAAATGGTGCTTTCCGAGATCGATACGAGCGAGCGTAACGGCACCCACGCATTCTATCATGACGGTGATTCCGTGCTAGGCCGTCACGTAACGAATTCCCGCAGGCGGCCAAATCGCTGGGGAATCTCGATAGGCAAGGAATCGCCTAAGAGCCCGCATAAAATCGACGGTAATGTCGCAATGATAATCGCCAGGCATAACCGTCGCCTAGTCCTAGCCAGCAAGAAATACAAGGAACGTAAGGAATCGGCATCTAAGCGCGGTGGGCGTGTCTGGAGCTTTAGCTAATGATTATCGACCAGGGCGACGTTACTCAGCTAGCCACGCAGGCCCTACTCGCGCGCCAGCCAGAACAGCTCCGGCTAACCAAGATAGCCGATTATGTCAGGGGAAAGCAGGATCCACCATACACGCCAAAAGGCGTAAATGCTGAATACCGGTGGATAGCCAAGAAAGCCAAGCGGAATTTCCTGCCGCTGGTAATCTCCGTCGTATCCCAGAACCTCCACGTTGACGGCTACAAGCCGACCGGCACGACCGCTAATGAGGTAGCCGCACCGCAGAAGACTCCACAGGAATGGGAAGCCTTCCGCGCTAACCGTATGATCTCACGGCAGCATGGCGTTCACCGTTCTGTTATCAAGTTCGGCTCCGCGTACGTTGTTGTGCTACCGGGCCAGATGTCTACTGATGAAGAGCAGCAGGCAGACGTTCCGGTTATCCGGCCGGTTAGCCCACGACGTATGACCGCATTCTACGCGGATGACGTTGATGATGAATGGCCGCAATTCGCGATAGAAGCCAAGACCGTAAACCTTCCGCAGGGAAAGTCCAGGCTCCTGGTAGCGGTTTACGATGAGGACAAGCGCTACATTCTTACCGGGAATGCTTCGGTGAGTAATTCACAGCAGCAATTTAACCTGGAGCTGGCTAGCTCCGGCGACCCACTACTCAACGGCCAGGCTCCGGTAGCCTCGCACGGCCTAGGCATCTGTCCCATCGTCCGGTTCCTCTATGAGACCGATCTCGATGGCGAGGATGACTGCTCCGGCGAAATCGAGCCGATTATGCCGATTCAGGACCAGATCAATTTCGATACCTTCAACCTGATGATATCGACGCAATTCGCAGCCTTCCGGCAGCGCTGGGTTACCGGTATGGCTCCGGTCGATGAGGAAGGCAGGGAACAGGAGCCGTTCCGTCCGGGAATCGACCGTGTATGGGCGAGCGAGGATGCGACTACGCACTTTGGCGAATTCGGAGAGACTCAGCTCCAGCCGTATTCGACCGTCCGCGAGGATGGCATTCGCCATATGTCTACGATTACCCAGGTTCCTCCGTACCACCTCCTGGGCCAGGTAGCAAATATGAGCGCGGAAGCTCTTGCGGCAGCACGAGACGGTTTCGACCGCAAGATAGGCGAGCAGCAGGCAGGCCTCACCGATCCATGGCGTAATGTATTCCGGCTAACCGCGCTCGCCTCCGGCGACAAGGAAGGCTGGAATGACCTATTCGGGACAATCGTCTGGCGAGACACGAGCGCTCGCGCTTTCGGCGCAACGATCGACGGCCTTACCAAGGCCGCGCAAATGCTCGGTGTCCCGGTAGAGGAACTATGGGCGCGGATTCCCGGAGTTACCGCAGATGACGTCCAGAGCTGGCTACTCGCGAAGCAGCGCGAGCAGGCGCAGAATCTGGTTCAGTCGATAGTCGCTAATAACCAGCTTACCCCGCAGGCCGCAGCGGGCCAGCCGACGCTTCCTGGGCCCACAATGGCCGGGGGAACACCGCCGCTACCTCCGGCTGGCACCCCGGCTAATCCGCCAGCAGGCCCAGGAGGGATGCCGGTACAATGACGACTCCGCAGCCCGTGCCAGGCCTTCCGGTATCGCCGGAGACCTCCACGACGCTGCTACTCGCGCATTACCGGAATACCCAGCAGACAATAGCCCAGCGAGCCGCTATCGCAATTCACAACCTCTGGATGCAGCTAATCGACCCAGCGCATTTCTCCGATTCCTGGAAGCGCTACAATCCGGTCGTCAATGGGATTATCGATACGCACTATAACATGACGGCCGCAAATGCCGCCCAGTACTATGCGAATTCCCGCGTGGTCGCAGGCAATCCTCATTTCCAGGTTCCGGGCGTACGGCTCGATCAGGCTTACCTAGACAAAATGACTAACATGATGGGACAGGGCCAGTTCTATCATTTCCTCAAGGAAGAGAGCCCAGACGTAGCCTCCGGTATGGCACGGGATGCATTGCGCGGAGCCGGTACCCGGATGATAATGAATGGCGGTCGTGAGACCGTAACGCAGGCCGCGAGCGGAGACCATCTGGCGAAAGGCTGGGAGCGCGTTATCGAGCCCGGAGCGTGCGGCTTCTGTGCTATGCTGGCCGGCCGTGGAGCCGTATACAAAGCCTCAACGGTAGACTTCCGCGCTCACGACCATTGTCATTGCGTCGCGAGAGCAGTATTCATCGGGCAGGAATCTATTAACCAAGACCTATCGGACCAATGGGCCCGTGTGACAAAGGGAAAGCGCGGAGCGGCTGCGCGAGCCGCTTGGGATACTCACTGGAGCAGTCATGGCAACGAGCGATCTACAAATGCGAAAGAACCTACAGAAGTCCGGCCAGGCCATGCCGCCATCGAGCAAGAACGCGAGCGACAGCCCGCGCTTTCCCATTAAGGCACGAGGCCCAGGGCCAAATACGCTTCAGGCCGCTATCGCGGCTGTCGGCAGGGCCAAGCCGAATACGCCGGAGGAACGGGCGAAGGTTCGCCGGTACATTATGCGGGTGGCCCGCAATAAAGGATGGTCGGCCGATATCCCGGACACCTGGAATCCTGACGGCACGCTGAAATCCGGAGGCGCGTAGAATAGTCGCGGAGGTGATTTAAATGCCACCTAGCGGTCCACCAGGACAGGGAACACCAGGCGACACATATCAGTACAACCCACCGAAAGGTCAGCTGAAAGGACTGGGCGAGAGCGCTCGCGGAACGGCGCTAGTCTCCGACATGGCTGATCTTGACCTCATGCCTGGAGACACGGTCATTTACTGCGGCTGGGATATCGATTCGCAGTGGCCCATGATCGAATGGACCGATGGAGCCGGTAATCCCCGCATAACCTGCATTCATCCGGGTACCTGGAATAGCTCATTCGATCTGGTGAAGCCGTTATGCCGCTACTGAGCCAGGGTGCGCTATTCGCTTACGCGGAGCAGATGGCGCTCAATGCTATTCTTGGAGTAGCCCAGAGCCCAGCTCCGGCTCCGGTCTACCTCGCGCTTAGCATGACGGCTATCGGCCAGCTCAGCTCAGCCGAGACCGCTATGAGTGGCACGACCATCAACGAGTATCCAACGGCCTCCGGCTACGCACGCCAGAACCTTAACCCAACAGCCGCTACGCTCGCGAGCCCTAGCCGGAGCTGGAATACTCCGGTCATCACTTGGGGCCCATTTACGTCCGCTCCGGGTACCTGTGTATGGGCCATAGCGTGCGATGTCGCGAGCGGCGGCGCAGCTCATCCTCTCGCGAGCTACATCCTATCAACAGCACGTACGCCGGCCATAGGCGACTCGCTACAGGGCAACGCCGGAACCGGCGCATCAGGAGTTGGTTTTATATGCCAGGTCTGATCCTGCCGCTCGCTCCGGCTATCCCGGACGTTCACGATGAAAGGGCAAACCCATGTTCGGCGCTCGCGGCTCCGGGAAAGGTCTGTGGCGCGACTCCGTGTGCCCGGTATGTACGGTTCTGTGGAGTAGCCGGTCATATGCGAGAGGTCTGGCTCTGCCCCATACATGCGTCTATGAGCGTCTATGGTGGAGCGATCTGCCGCGAGTGCGCAGCGCTGGGATTCGCGCGGCCGGTTCGGCTACTCCGGATAACCGAGACGATGAGAGTTTGACGTGAGCAGCGGGCCAGAGAGCGATTCTCCGGCCTCCGGCTCGCGAGCGTACGCGGAACCGGCCGTTAGGCCGCTACGGGCTGGCTCTGGGCCGGCAGGAGGGAAGGATGGGCGATGGTAGCCGGTAAGGAAGCGACTCCGGGCGATGTCGCATCGACAGAACGGCTCAAACGTTACTGGGCAGAGGGTGCCGGAGCCGCGAAGATCCGATGGGGCGTGCCGGGAGACTTTGACCGTTGCGTCACGGAGCTTGGTAAATACGTTGGCCCCGGAGTCGTAAAGGGACTTTGCGCAAATCTCCATAAGCGCGCTACCGGAGGCTGGCCTGGGCATGCGCCCGGAGTCGAAAGCTCGATGGCAGCGGCCAAGAAAGCTGCGCATAAAGAGGGATCTTTATTCCTGACCGGTAAAGGCGTATTATCGCGCTAATTACCGTGCGCAGCTCGTGTGGGGAGGCCGGATGAGCGAGAGCGCCGCAGAGGCTGAGGGAATCACCGGAACGGATGAGGAACTTGGCGAGCCCGGAACGGGCGATGCGGAGACTGGCGAAGATGCGGAAGCTGATGAGCTACTCGCCGGAATGGCGGATGCTGATCCTGAGGCTCTCCGCGCGGAGATTGCGAAGTGGAAAGGTCTTTCGCGCCAGAATGAGACGCGAGCCAAGGCGAATTCGGCTGCCGCAAAGGAACTGGCCGAAATCAAGAGAGCAGGAATGTCTGAGCTAGAACGGGCTCAGGCAGAGGCAGCGGAAGCAATCCGTGAGCGGGATGAGGCGCTAGGGAACCACAACCGCGTAATGGCTGCGGCCGCACATAACCTGCCCGTGGAATTCATTGACCTACTCGGTTCCGGAACGGAAGATGAGATCAATGAGCGGGCAGAGCTAATCGCTGGGGTAGTCGAAAGGCGAGCCCAGGAGATAGCGGAACAGATTCTTAACCGGAACGGTATCAATCCTCAGTCGGCTCCGCTAGGGCGGCCGATTGAATCCATGAGAGCCGGTTCAGCCCCGAGTGGAAGTAGCGGAACGCCAACCACAGCGGACGAATGGTTCAGGCACATGCTCGACAACCGCTAAAGCGCGTTCCCACGGAGCGCGCAGGAAGGCCGTTCCGTGACTACTTACAACCAGGGTATCTTCCGGTCATCCGGTACCCCTGACCCACTCGTGCCGCAGCCGCTCGCTGCGGACATTATCCAGGAGGCTCCGAAAGCGAGCGCCGCTCTCAGCCTCATGAACCGCACCACGCTTTCCTCCAAGACGCAGCGCATGCCGGTGCTCGACGTTCTTCCCATCGCCTACTGGGTCGGTGGCGATACCGGCATGAAGCAGACCACGCAGATGCAGTGGAAGAACGTTATCATGGTCGTTGAGGAATTGGCGTGTATCGTGCCGATTCCGGAAGCGTACCTTGACGACGCAGACGTCCCACTCTGGTCGCAGGTCCAGCCGCGTATTACGGAGGCCGTAGGCGCGCTGATCGACTCCGCTGTGCTCTGGGGCGTCAACAAGCCGGCCACCTGGGGTGAGTCCGTATTCGTCGGCGCAACGAAATCGGGCCACTGGGTTACGGAGGGAACCGGTACCGATCTCGGCGTGGACGTCGCGAACCTCGGTGTCATGATGGCCGGCACCGGCTACACGGTAAACGGCTTTGCCGCGATGCCGGGAATGAACTGGAAGCTGGTCGGCCTCCGGTCGGCGCAGGGCGTGCCGATTTACGAGCCGGATATGCAGGGTGCGAATCCTGGCGGCTCGCTCTACGGCTATAACCTCGCGGAAGTCAACAACGGCTCCTGGATCAACCCCACGGCCGGAGCACTCATGCTGGCCGGCGACTTCTCCAAGGCCATCATCGGTATCCGGAATGACATTTCCTTCAAGATGTTTACGGAAGGCGTCATTTCGGACGATACCGGCAAGGTTATCCTCAACCTCATGCAGCAGGACGCGGTAGCGATGCGGATGACGATGCGGCTCGCCTACGCCACCGTCAACCCCGTCACGATCATGCAGCCATCGGCCGT